TGCCATGTTTCCGGATTAACCATGCAAGCGTAATATGACGCTCCAAACCCTTTAGTCCAATCCATTACTGTTCTCCTAGCCACTGGTCATATGTCATACCGTCAAAGCCCTCGTTGTCTATCCTTGATATGCTCATGCTGAACTCTATAACTTTGCCAAGCTTCTCGTGTTTCCAGTCGTCAGACACCTGAATATCACAAGCGAAGCTTGACCCTTCATAGGTCCTTATGTGGCATATGCCGTCGTGCTCTGCAAGAATACGGAACTTCTCAATGATGTCACCCTCTATAATCGGAATGACTACAGAAGCCATATCAGTGTCTCGCTCTACGCCAGTTTTCCAATAGCCCTTTACAGAGCCGCCGAGATACTTCTTTCTCTGGAAGTCCTTCTTCCACTTATTCGAGAAGTCAACATTGTACATCAGGAACAGCTGCTCATCGCCAAAGTCTATGATAGCCTTGTACTTCGAGAGCAACGCGGCTCCCTCTGCATCCTGAATATCATAGAACGCAATGATCCCATCACCTGTGACATAGCCACCGTCTACCGTCTTGAATACGAGTCTGTATCCGCCGTACTCTCCTATAGCCGGGTACGGGTCTATGTAGCTGTCTCCAAACTCGGCATTCTCATATACGAGCTCAGGGCTGTCCGCCGATAGCCTGTATATGTCGCACCTATCAGTTCCGATAGCCCCTGTAGGCGCAATAGGATATATCCTGGCTACCATACGCTCCTGATCTATGACCACTCTTCCGGACGGCATTATCGCCTTGCGAGCCCAGTCGACATCGAAGTCTCTCTTGAGGCTCTTGAACTGGCCTACGTTGTCCTGAATCGTGGCCGTGAGAGTGTACTGTCCTCCGTCGTCGAGTGAGCCTATCAGGTCATCGAGTCCTATAGTGAACAGACCGTCTTCGTTCTGAATATCGGCTATGACTTCGTCCTTATATCCGTGTCTGTCATCGTCATCAGGCCTCTGAATGTCGTATGCTTCTCTCCTTGTCACCACCACGGAGTATCTGCCACCAGTGCCGGCTCCAGTGAGTGTGACTTCAAGAGGCATCTCCGTCAGCGCATAGCCATTGCCCTTGTCTGCATCGCTTACGGCTTCGAGAGAGGTGGTCATATTACTATCATCGACATCGAGCGGTGGCACTACCGTTATGGCTATGACATCGCTATATCCGCTTGACAGTTCTGAGCCTGACACGACCTCTACGCACAGATACTTCGTGCCTGCCGTATCCCATCCATCAAGATCGATGTGCTGCTTCGCATCTGCTCTGCCTACTTCTGTACGATTGCCCCCAGAAACCTCGTATATAACTGCTTGAGCCTGTAAAGTGCCATCAGTAGAGGAATAATCCCATGACGCTGTAAAACCCTCTCCTACGGCAATTATGTCCTTTGAGAGGGCTAGTGTCGGTACATTAGGTGATGACGCAAGGTTGACTTCAGCTATGGCAGAATACGGGCTGTATGTTTTCGTGTCGCCTATATCCTGAACCGATCTGACCCTCACGTACCAAGTCTTGCCTTTTCCAAGGCCGGCTATCAACCACGAAGCGGCAAATGGGCTCTCTATCATGAAGGTCGACGGTGGATTCGTGGACTCCCATGCCTTTTTGTCGTCAGCCCAGGACAGCTCTATGTTGTTTGCGTCTTCCCAGTTATTCGTCCAGCTGACACGAACATTGTCATCCTCCGCTACAGCTGTTACGTTGGTAGGAGGCACTGCTACGGTACCGCCCTGCCACACATCATCGGAGATCATCTCTCTGCCCTGAGATACGGCTCTTACTCCAAAAACAACAGTATCTTCCGCTGTCCATGCAGGGAGGTTACTCAGGTCTACATAGGCCGGACTTCCGGTTATGTATCCGACGACTTTTTCCTCTCCATTTTTGCGGAAGATTACCTCTATCTTCGAGCTTGGCACGGAGGATGCATTGTCAGCTGCAACCCTCGCCGTGCGGTTGTCCATATCTACGTTGCTGACGACGAGGTTGGTAGGCGTCTTCATCTTGCCTATCTTCCTGAGTACGGCGGCTCCTTTTGTGGTAATGTCGTCATGCTTGGTGTTGATTCGTGTATACATACACTCATCCAGATCAAGCTGTCTGCTGGTGGTAACAACTACAGCTTCGCTCCCGTCAGTATCCTTGACCGTTGTGAACGTATTCCAGATGCTGTCATCGTCGGGGCACGACATATCAGCAAGAGGCTTGGTTATAGCCCACTGAACGATAGACTCATCTATCGGGTGGTCTTTGCCGTAAGACGTGTTCCACTCTACGAGTGCGGAGTGGCCTCCATCGACATCTTTTGCATTCTCGCCATTTGTCTGAACAGACTGCTTTGGCGCTGCGTATACGTGTTTCGAGTATGCCGGTTCAGAGTCTCCTCCTATTCCACAAGCCACTATCTTGAATAGCCTTGTGTGAGTGCCTGTAGCTATTTCTGATGTATTCTCCGTGTAGGTCTTGTAGCTGCTTGCAGATGTAGACTCTTCGTACTCAGCCCCACTCCAGTCTGCGTCCTTCGGATCGCATGTGCAGTTTGCAAGAAGCTTCGACCATATCTTCACCTTCTTGAACGGATAGTGAGTGTCAGCTCCTGTATCAGCTACACTCCATGAGAACTTGCACTTGTTTGCGTATTCATCATCCAGTTCAGCTGTTACAGACGGCTTTCTAGGAGGGTTGAGCGTGAACTCCTTGTCAGCCCAGTCTGACCACTTCTTGTTATCACTCTTCGGGTCTGAATTGCCTCTAACATGAAACGTGAACTTCGCCAGTTTCTTTTTGCCAGATGTTGGATAGTAGTTGTCAGCACTGAGGGTGATGACCTTCTTCTTGACAGTCTTACCTATGCTGACTTCCGACTGGCCTGTGGATTTGAACTTCTGGCCATCTCCGTAGCCGGCTTTCGGTATAGTCCACTCACATGTGAATTTTAGCCCGTTGCGTGTTATCTTAAGGCCTGTAGGCTTGCTTGATTTCGTAGTTTTCTTCTTGCCCATTACGCAGTCCTCATTTGCAGCTGGAACTCATCAGCCAGCCTCGCGGCATAGCTTTCAGGGTTTTCAGCTCCGTCTACATAGAACGTGTTGTAGAAATTGTTTACAGTCTGAGCAGCCTTATCTTTAACAGCCTCCTTGATGTCTCCCATGAGGGCCTGCTTTCCATAAAGCATCTCATCTGTAGTCTCGCCCGCGGTCCTCTCGAAGACCGTGGCCTTTTTGAAAATGTACGGCTGGTTTGCAGCCTTGGCGAAGCGTTCCTGAGTGACAGTAGAGCTTGTAGTCGCGCTGTCTCCGCTCGCCTTAGCATGAAGCGATACCTTTGGAATCCAGCCACTGAACAGCTTGCCGATGCTGAACGGGAACATGCCCTTGATCGCACTGATAATGCTGCTTACCTTATCCTTGGCTGCGTTCATCTTGTCTGATATGGCATTCTTGATGCTGTCGAAGGTTGACGACACTTTGTCCTTGATTCCCTGCACTGTCGAGGAGATTGTGGACTTGATGCCGTTCCAGATAGCTGATGCGGTGGACTTCATAGCATTCCACTTAGCAGATACTGCCGAAGCAAGAGCTGCTACCTTGCCAGATATCGAGGACTTTATGTTGTCCCATATGGCATCGAGTTTGGCTTTCAGCTCCTTAGCCTTATCCTTGATATCGTCCCAGTGCTTGTATATCAGCAGAGCAGCCGCCATGATCGCTGCGGCTACTGCCAAAAATGCAACACCTACGGGACCTATAGCTGCGACAACCGAGCCGATAAGTGGGAGCAGCTTTGAGCCGATAGAGATCGCAGTGCCTACACCGGATATCAGCGTGCCACCTACAGTTATCAGTGTTCCTACAGCTCCTACGACATTTCCTATCAGCGATATGATAGGTCCTGCTGCAAGGATGCCGGCTATGAGAAGTGCGGTCTTCTGCGGGCCAAGAGTCTCATATATCTTCTTCCCTATATCGACAACCTTTTTGCCGATATCTATGAATGGCTGTATTACACCGAACAGAGTCTGTGCTGACCCGCTCATGGAGTCGAGGTCAACTTTTCCAGTTCTTATATATTCGACCACCGCTCCAAAAGTCTCACCAAATATGGCTCCGAACTCAGCGGCTTTATCGCCAGCTGTTACCAGCCATTCGTTGAACTGTGTGATAAGAGGCAGCACCTGACCGGCAAATGTAGTGGCATCATCAGAGGCTCCAAGGAACTTCTCGCCAATACGGCCTATATAAGCTACCGTACTGTCTATAGCTCCGTTCAGGGTGCTTGCGCCCATAGTAGCGGCCGCATTGCCGATGTTGTCTTCTATAGCCTTCTCGAAGTCTTCAAGCGTGATCTTGCCAGCCGAAACGTCCTTTTTGAGCTGATCCATTGACTTGCCGGTGCTGTCCTGCAGCCACTGCCAAATAGGTACCGACCTGTCTGCAAGCTGCTGCACTACCTCAGTGGTCAGCTTGCCATTGGATGCAACCTTGCCAAATACCGAAGACATTTCCCCAAGAGGCACGTTGGCAAAAGTTGCTGTGTCTGCCACCGCCTGGATATATGACTCGAGCTTATTGTTGGATACTCCAGAACCGAGAGCCATTGAAGCGGCCTCTGCCATTTCTGCCATCGAGAACTTGGTAGGTGTGACCACCTTTTCGATAGTCTCGAAAACCTTCGCAGCCTCCTCGCCCTCGATGTTCATGGCCTTGAGCTTGGCCTTGGCCTGATCGAGCGTGGACAGTCTAGTCCAGCCTTTACTCAGCACCATGCCGGCAAGAGCTTTTCCTGCAGACAGTGCTGGCTTTGTGATTTTATTCGTGATGCTGTCGCCGACATACGAAGCCTTGGCTCCGATGTCTACCATTTTCGACCCGAAAGCTACGACTTTGCCTCCGGCTTCGCTGATCTTTGAGGTCAGTCCGCCGACAAAGCCTTCGCCTCCTCTTTTTCCAGAAGCTTCTATGGTCTCGCCTGCGGATACAGCCTCGCTCTCTGCGTTTCTGAGGTCTGTCGTGAAGGCGGACTTGTCGAGCTTCAGTGTTACCATTATGTCTAACAGATTCATTCTTCTCCAAGCCTCCTAAGCCCTTCCGACAGCCTGCCAACAACCTGATCGGCTGTTTCTGTAACTTCTTCGTCCGGTTTTAAAGCGTCAATATATCTCACATCAAGTTCTGAACCTAACGAGTTCGAGATCGCTTTAATGCAATCTGTCATGTAAATCCTGTACGAATGCTCCTCTGCATGGACCTTGTATCGGGCCATTGCGTATCTGAGGAACAGCTTTATGTCGCGCTTACCGCGATACTCTCCGAGGCAGAGCCAGATGAGGTCTCTGTCTGACTCTGTTGCTGAAAAAGCGCCATGACCTCGTCGTCATCAAAAAGTTCAATGAGCATTTTAGGCAGCGTCAAGAGCGAGAACTCAAACTCCTCGACTTTTTTCAGATTGAGCGCCGCCATGATCTGAATGCATTCCTTTTTGTGGTTCTTGATTACGTGAGCTGCGACTTTCGCCTTTGTGGATGTCTTCGCTATCTTCACAAACTCACCATCTGCCGTGATATCAGCTATAGGCTCGATGATTTCTGCAAGAACATCAAAGGCCTGCTCTCCCTTGATTTCCGATAATTTCATATGGTTCCCTCCTTACAAAGCTTTAGTTGCCATCAGCTGAATAGAACTCCATAGGAACCTGATCCTGATTGTTGAGAGTGTAGTGCCCTGTGAGCGTAATCGTTGTCTGGCCCTTGCCGTTCTTCGTGGTCTGAAGCGAAAATCCGTCAGTAGACAGAGCGTTGATCAGCCTGATAGCTGCCCAGCCTCCGTCTGTCCTGTCTCCTACCCACCAAATATCCTTGAAGTCTGTAAGCTGAAGACTGTTGCGAGGAGTAATCTTGTTGCCGCTTATGTCCGCCGCACCAAGCGCGAGCTGGATCGCTTCAGGTGTGATATCAAGAAGCGTGGCTCCAAGAGTAGCAGTCCAGTACTGAAGGTTCTTGAGTTCCATCATGTTCTCTGGGCAGTTGTCTACGTCCTCGCCGAGGTCTATGAAAGTAGGCTTCAGCTCAGGCTTTATTCCTCCGGTAGTTGCAGCGATGATAGCGCTATCAGCTGGCTCTGCCGGGCTTTGTGGGTTGAAAGTATTCAGGAGCATTCCTGCATTCAGCTGAAAGTTCTGAAAAGCTTCGCTGGATATCTTAGTGAACATTCCCATTCTTTTACCTCCTAATATGCGGTCAAAAATTCCGCTAAAACATTGATGTATATCCTCCTGACCATGTCATCAGAAGGGTCGCTCATTCTTTGAGCGAACGGCGTTCCCTTGACGAGAAAGACGTATCCGCCATCGATCTTGATGACTTTATGTCCGTACTCGCCAAGCTCCTTTGCTATCTGTTCAGCCTTGAGGTCTATCTCTTCCCATGTCGGTGTCCTGTACCACAGCGACCCGCTCAGCTGGACGACGTTACCTATGCTATCCGTAGCTACACTATGCGTGATGTACGGAAACTCTGGTGCGTCCTCACCTGTAGGAACTGTGTTCTCATCGTATGCTGGGATGTCGAATGACGCCCAGAAGTCATGGATAGCTTGCGCCTTATCTAAACTATTCGTCATTATTTGCCCCTTTTCCCGCCATGAGGTATAGTGATACCTTTTCAGCGAAAAATCCTTGTATGGCTGATATATGCCCTGAATAGGGCTATCTGGCTAACGAGGGTAGTTTCCATTCCTCGGCATCCACTTGCCTCATGTTGAGGCCGGCTGACTGTGGAGTGCAGCAATCATCACCATCAGACATGATCCTGAAGATTTTGCCATCCGACTCTCGCCTAATGACTTGGTGGTACTTCAAGTTCATCTCTTTGCCTACCGTGATCCTGTACCTGTTCCGAGCCTCCTTGCCTGCCGCTTCAGCTTCCTCTGCTGATGCAGACAGAACAAAAGCGGCCTTGAATGTCCCCGTAGGCTTGTACGTTTTCATTCGGCCGCCACGTCCGTCTGCTATATCAGTTATCGTAAGGAGGGAGCATGTTGTCATAGCTTTACTAAGTAAGCTCATCGAATTT